GATCTAGACCCAAGTGTGCCCAGAAACTCGGATTCTGAAGGTCTCTATTGCCCCAATTCATTTTGGCCCAATCAATGTGATAGTGAGCCACAGCATCTATCACGCCCATCATTATGCTGGCCGGCCAATAGGCAGGGCCTACTACCAAGCCCACACAGGCTGCGGTACCAATACCTTGCTTGAGGCTGTGGCGTATGCCTAACCAATGTCCGTAGGTGCCTTTGTGTTTGACTTCCACCATGCTTTGATCCACAAAGTCAATATACCAATGTTTGATCTGCAAAAGTACTAGTGTTAAAAATATTACTGACGCCATGTTACCATCCTGCCTTGCTCAATATATCTTTTGCGTATTCTTGATCGGCTGGATAGTTGTGAAACTTTTTCTGCCATATATCTGAGTCAATATAAGGCCATACCATGCTGATCTGATCAGGTGTGAGTTCGCCTAAGAACCGTTGCCCTGACTCTGAATTATAAATCACCCAAGGTGATATTCTGCCTGTTGTGACTGCATAGCACATGGCCGGAGTGCTGCCATATCGCAAACAGTCTTGCGGCTGTGCTGAATTCTTTTCAGCCCAATCCATGCCAAACTCCACAGCTCGTGCTAGAGCATCCGCCACATTTTCTAAAGGCAAATACTGTATGAGATACTCTGTATACAGTTGATCACTTGCCCAACGATCAATCTTTTTGTTGTTCTTCAACAGCCATTCAAGAAACTGTTTGGGGTTAATTGTTCTTGTGCTCACACAATAGCGTCCAAACTTCACAAACGCACGATAGTAAGGTGAGTCTGCAAAATCATCAAAGGTCTTGAGCTTGGCGCTACCTTGACTCATCTCATAAAAGCGTATGTAGGCTTGAAAGCCCAGTTCCACACCACGTTCTGCTCGTTCCTGTCTGCGCCGTTTTGGCTCGCACACATGCACCGCCAAAGAAGTTTCTTTGATAAAGTCTTTTTTGCAGTACTGGCATTGGGTCATTATAGTATTTTATGCTCTTGTATGTAATTTGTCAAGTACTCATTGAGTTTGTTATGGTGGCCCACAGCCGGATGTGTCATGTCCGGAGGAATGTAAGGAGAACCTGGTGGATACTTTTTAGGTTCCACACCCTGGGCAGCTTGCCATTCAGTTGCTCGCCATCTATAACCATCAACAATTTCTAAACAATGTAACAGATTCAATCTTGGATTATCAAGATACTCATGGTATAGATTATCAGCTTGTTGGAACATTAATACTCGATGTCCTCTAGATTTCAAACTATCAATTGTGCTGAGCATGCGATACATGAGATCTTCGGTCCGATCCAAAATGCTGTATACTTCAGTCTTAAGTTTGGTATCCACAAACTGCTCAGACTCTTTTTTGTTCCATCCTGTTTGCCATCTGTAAGCAAACTCTTGATTTTGTGGATTTACCCATCGTCCTTCAAAGTCATTTTCGGGTTCACAAATAGGTATTTCTAATCTGCTAAGAAATGTCATGCCCACCACATACAAAGTTGACGGTGCTGTATAACTGTGCTTGAGAGTAGTGCGTAATATTCTACTATTGGCACTGCCGCTAACGGCGATGCTATCAGCGTGTGCTATGCCCAGTCTCTGTGCTAGGTCTTGATGACCGTTGCCTAATGCATAGGAATGTGTATAACTGCATCCGTTTACAACCAACTGCTGTATCATTTTTTCTTGTCTTGGCCAGAGTCTTTGAAGTAAGCATCAATTTCTTTTTGTGTTGTTATTTGCATCATTACATCTATCTCATCATCTTTGTATTGTGGATAAATTTCTTGCAACTGTTTGCGTTTGGCACTGGCGCCTGCTTGTTTTTTCTTAGGAGCAATCCACGGATGGCGTTGCGATCCTAAGTCCGGACTCACACTGGTAGCCATGAGCCATTGCAATTTTGGATGTTTACTTACGCTAAAAAAGTGTTTGTTCAGTCGTTCGTTGGTGGCAATCACATAAAACTCTTGCAGTTCTCTTGAACCTTCTACCGCCGAGCCCCAACGTATCATAAGATAATTAGAAAACTTTTTCCGCTCTTCTGGAGTGAGATCGTCGTAGAATAATCTGACCTTACGGTCAAACATCTTCATTTCATTAGCAATGGTTAGTTTATCCAATTTGCAGTGTCTCTTTGTATACATCATGTTTGATAGGTAAATTCTCAAACCATGTTTCATTTCGGTAATTGTCTTGTATCATTTGTTGAGCTAAGAAGCGATACCAGTTGGTTGCATTATAACGCTGATTGTGTAAAGCGTCAACTGCTCCTTGCATGTTTATATGTTCAGCAAATTTGGAATTCTCTAACATATTAATCAACGAAGGACGATATTGATCTGGGATACTTCCTAACCCGATAACAGAGTCTACATTGGCCAGCACTGGTTCAAATTGATTTGGAGTCAGCCATTCAAAGTATTCCAGTAGTTCGGGCAACCACCAGATATTAATGGCGCTAATCACTGTGGCAATTCTAATATTACAGTTTGATTGTGTGAGCACCCATTGCAAATTAGACTCTACTGTGTGCCAGTCACTGCCACTGCGCACTATGCCAGCATACTTGCCCACAGCGTCTATGCTTGCATGAACATTAATAAGACTAAATGATGGCCATAGATCTTTCACATGGTTTGATTTGGCTCCTAACACAGTCATGTTGGTGCTGTACATTAGCGCAGGGTTGGCACCTTGCGCAATTAGTTTCTCAAGCACTTGGTAATGTTGTGGGTTCAGCAGTGGCTCGCCGCCAGCAAAATAAATTTGTTTGCACTCACTTAAATCCATGTCTGCAATATCAATTGGATTGTACAAACTTATATCTTCCACACCGGCTTCGCTCGACCAACTGGTACTGAATCTTGGACCACAACTACGGCATTTTAAATTGCAAAGATTGTTGTTGCGAAAATCTAAAAAATTTATCTTGTGTGTTTTGTAGTCTGTTTCATACTTGCTGTATATTTCGCGCCAGCCTAACTCGGTTGGAGGGCAAGGATTAGCACACTCTTTTGGAACTTCACCACGCAAAAATGCCCCACCAACTGTCTCAGTCATTTCTTCGCGACTGTTAAATGTGGGGCCACCCCATGCACAGCAGGGAGAATATTTACCGCCAGGCATGTAACTTACGCTGGTCCAGGGTGCTTTGCAATATACTTTAGTCATTCAGTTTTGGTCAGTTTATAGATCATTATAACACGATCTATAGCATCTTGTAAAGTAGGATTGGTTCGAGCAGCTCGCCTAATTTCTCCCCACATCTTATCTTCCATTAAGTGATCGTGTAAGGGTCTACCATCTGCGGTTCTTGAATCGTAATCTATTTTGTGTCCAGTTATAGGATCATAATAGTACCCCACGAGCTTGCGATCAGCAGGATTGGCACCCGACTCACGAGCATACACTTCATTACCGTTGCGTTCGTAGATGTATGTGGCGCCTGGTTTAAGGGTTCCCATATTGGTAGCCGTATTGCAAATGCGCCCAACGCAGGAAACGCTCTAGTCCTTCACGGTCGTTGGGATAACTTTCTAGATACACTCTGGCCAGTCTATTGATAATTTCAAATATTTCAGGTTCAGTATAGGGCATACTACCACGCTTTATTGTAGTCCACAATCTCGCAGTTGCGGCTGACGTCTTTGACAAAATAAACACAGTCAGGATCTGCACCATCGCTTATGGGCACGGCCAGTAACTGCCCGTTCTTGAGTTTGGGTGCATACCACGACACTTCGTGATAGACATCTAGGATTTCAATGTCTGGAAAGCTAGGGCGGAAGCTGGTCAGTGGATTGAACTGGAATACCTTGAACCCACGATCATTGATTGATGTTAGTGGCAGCACTTCTAGATCACCAACGTCAGGTTCTCCAATCAAGATCTGCCAATCCATGGGCATTTTGATAGTGTGTTCTCCGATGCGTAGCACAAGAGCAGGAGCATTAAAACCTTCTAAAAAGATCAAGGGTATAAAATGATAGTCGGGTTCTGCAGGATTTGAGTTGTCTAATATAGCAAAACGCATGTCATCTACTTCTTCGGGCAGGTGATCTAAATCGTAGGTGGCATTGTCTAGGGTAAGTATTCGCATGTTTGTAGTATATAGAGATCTAACAGAAAAGTCAACTATTTTATCTTCATCCACTCAAGTTTTTCTTGGGTAAATGGATAGTTGGCTTCTTTGTAGAATTGTTTACGCTTGGTCAAATGGCGCTTGGCAAATTTACACGTTGAGGTTATGTCCCAAATTTGCACATGGTCTTTGTCTTCGGCTTTGCGGATACCACGTCCGATTGATTGGATAACTCGCACAAAACTTTTGCCAGGCTCAACGAGGACCAGGTTAAAAATGCGGGGAATGTTAATGCCAACTGCGGCAACACCGTATGTAGCGACAATGATTTTGTCTGTTGCCTCTGCCACTTCGTCATATTCATCCTGCCTATCTTTTGCTTTGGTTGCGCCTGACACAAACACAGCACGTTCGCCCAATCGCTCTACCAATTGTCGACCACACTCAGTTCTGTCTACTAATACCAGTGTGTTGCCTGTTTCATTCACATGGCGTATGAGTTCACTCATAGCATCTAGCCTGCCCGACTCTTCCAACAAGTATTTAAGCTCGCTTTGATAGTTTGAATACTCCACGTGATCCTGCAACTGCACAATGTTCACATGGCACTGCGCCAGCACCCCTTGTTGTTGTAGTTCATTGGCACTGAGCTTGCTGATTACAGGGCCCAAGCTGACCAACAGAGCCTGGCTTTCAAACTTTTCTTTGGGCACGGTGCCGGTCAGTCCCCAGCGAATTGGCACTCTAGCCATCACGCTTGTGAGCAAGGTTTTGAGTGCATCTGCTTTGGCCATATGCACTTCGTCCACCATCACACATACCACATCTTCAATAAAGTCCTGTATGGTAGCGTCGCCCACACCTGCCTTGGTATTCTTCAGCAGTATATTTAGACTCTGCCAAGTGCAGATGGTATGTGTGCGTCCGTGTTCTTTTCTGTCGCCAAAGTAAACACCCACATCCAAGCCAAGATTAACATAGTCCTTTTCAGTTTGTGTCACAAGACTTTTGTTGGGCACAATCACAATTGACCTGCCATATGGCTCTATGCTGGCACTCAAGGCAGCTGTCATGATTGTCTTACCCGCGCCAGTAGCCACTTCTTGTATGCATTGTGGGTTGGTCAAGAAGTTGTTTACGATCTCAACCTGATAGTCACGCAATAGGATAGGCTCACCTTCTGCAGGATGTCCTTTGGGCCAAGTCTTGTGTGCAAATGTTTGTTCTGTAACTTGCGCAAACTCAAATGTAGTGGAGTAATCTCTTTGATCATCCAGCTCAATGTCGTAGTTGTAGCGTTCCAGGATGGGCATGATCTCTGGCAATAGATTGGTGTATGTGCTACCGCCCAATTGGAAATAACTGACCTTGCCGTCCCACCGCCCTAGTCTCACTGCTGGCAAGTACCTAGCATAAGGAACATCATACTTGAATGCATTGACCAAGGCCTTGCGCACATCCAAGTCTATGCCTTCTAGTTTGATGTTTACTTCATCTCGAATTTGTATGGTGCATCGTTTCATATATATGGGGCTAATTCTGGAAAAGTGGTAGCAAAGTTTGTATTTCTATATTGATCATGTTGTTGTAGTCGTTGTTTAAATTCAACAAACAAGTTAGAGTCGTCTGTTTGTTCTATCAATTTGGCCCAATTTTGCACATCCTGGTTTGCACTTTGATTCAAGCAATCTATAATTTTTTGTTTGGCGTCACCTGTCCACACTGTGGGTCTCATGTGTGCAGGATTGTGTACTCGCCCTAACCACGGTCTTGGCAAGCCTTGATTATAACACCAAGAAAAGAACTCGTCAAGATAATAGATGTTATAGGCGCTGACAGTATGGCTCACACTCAATCTAAAATTGTTTGACTGCTTGGTCAAATACTGTTTTGCATTCAAAACCAATATGTCCCAATTGCCAGGAAATCTAATGTATTCATATCTAGCGCCTACGCCGTCTATACTCATTTGTAAATCAATCTCTTTAAAATGTTGCCACAGGTCCCACCAAGTTTGCTCTGGAAATATTGTTGCATTGGTAGTATAGTGCAATGTGATATTTTTTGCTTGCCCAGAATCCACGTAATATTTTAGTAATTCTTGTTGCTCTAGAACTCCACTCAAAAAGGGCTCACCCCCTGGAATATCTAAATGCACAATATTTGGGGCCTGCTCTATAAATTTTTTTACAAAATCATTACGATAGAACCGCACATTGTCAATGTCAATGTCATATATCTCTCTGTATTCTTGTTGCCACCGACTGCTACTATAAGGACCGCAGGTGATGCACTTGAGATTGCATGTGTTTCCAAACGCGATGCTTGCTGTTATGAATTGATTGCTATCTAATTGGTATTGAGCATATTGGTCCTGCCAACGTTGAAAATCCAATTGTCGTTTGCTTTGGATATTGTTTTGTTCTTCAATTTGACAACGAACACAACCTTGTGGCCAGTTTCCTTGTGTAAAATCTTGTTTTATTTCAGTCAAAAAGACACTGTTGGAATACTCATCCAAAGTGTGTTTTTGAATATTAAATTTTTGACCGTATCTAGTCGTTTGAAATTTACAGCAAGGCATAATGTTACCTTGCGGATCGATATCAATATTGGTCCAGGGAGAATAGCAAAAGGTCATTGTAGCA